AATATAATTCTTTTTAAACTTTTGTACATTATTAGTAAAAAAGTTAGTTATGGTAGTATTAACCTGTGATCTTATTTGTTCAGAAGATAAGGTTGTAATAGATGAATTAAACTTTATATCAGCAGTAAGATTAACAAAGAAGAGAGAAGGATCAACAAAGACAGGGGTAACAGTAATACCTTGTTTAGACTTTAGAATATTATTTTTGATTGATTCTTTAGTAGCATCAGAAATAGTAAAAGATGAAAATGGTTTTAAAGATATAATTACTCTACCATAATAAGGGGGGTCATTGTCTTCACCACCCCATACAGAAACAGATTCTGCTCCGGCGTAATTAGCTAAGATCAGCGCTTCATAATCGGTAGCAGTTACTGCTCTATTCTTTGCTGCATTGACCCTGGGAGCATTAAATTTAATTGAGGTGATGCTTTCAGCATCTGCACCCCCAGTTGAATTACTGTTAACAGTAGTTGTAATGCTACTTGAACCGCCTATTGTAGTACCGGCGGTAAAAGATTGTAAAACAGTACTGGATACATTAACCACAGAACCTGTAGCAACCATGTACTGTACAGTAATGATATTTCCAAACGTTAAACTCTTACCCAATACCCCATCACCGAAAAATATTTGATATTTACCCTGTGGGTTCTGTTCAAGAAAATATACTTCCGATATATCACTTATACCAGTAATATCGGTAGATAGAGAATAGGTAGTCGTGGTAGTATCAGAAGATGATGTCTGTACACTAACTTTAATAGTAGTTGTATCTACTGATTCGCTTGGTATCTCGTATTTTGCATCAGGTGTAATATCAGTTACAACATAGCTATAAGATAACAATGTACCCTCTGTTACATCGGTGTCTGCAAAAGTATAAGTTGTACCTACCCTGGAAGCAGTCTTAGCCTCGGTGGTAAGGAAAGTATATGATACTCCATCTACAGTAGATGTAAAGGGGGTATAGCGATCCATAGTCAGAGAGGCAGGTAAATTAGTAGGATTATTAACTACTATGTCCAAGTTTGCTACAGCCCCCCTTGCTGATACAGGAGTATAACCCAGATGCTTTGCAATAGATACTGCTGAAGATCTCTTGACTGCTGAATCCAAAAACATTTCATTAACCACCATATTAGCCAGATAAGCGTTGTAATGGGTATTATAGGCTAAGATATCCAATAGAGTAGATAACCCTGAACCCTCAAAGTCATAATCTGTAAACTCTGTTTGAGCATTTAAATAATTTTTTAAATTAGTCTTGATTTGATCAAAATCAAGTTCTGCTATTCTTAGGTTAGACATTATCTTACTCTTGTTATTAGTGTTGTTAAAGTAATGGGTCTATCAGAGTTGTTTAATCTAAAAATAATATCACATACAATTTCATTATTATCAGCTTTTTCGCGAAGTACAACTTCTAATACCGTTACTCTTGGCTCAAACTTATCAATAGTATCAAAGATAGTTTTTTTCATAACCTGTGCAGTCACAGGATTAAAGTTTTCAAATAAAAGACCATGAATCTGACAACCAATTTCAGGATGAAAGGGACGCTCGTAGTGTCTCGTAGATATTAAATTTCTAAGAGATTGCTTAACAGCTTCTTCATCGTTCTTCCTCGTCACGTCACCGGTTACAGGGTGAGAAGAAAAAAGAAGATTAAAATCTGAATATTGTCTGGTATTTCTGGTGGCCATATTTATATTTATGAGCCAGAAATAACGTTACTTGTATAAGTTTGCAAATCAGTTGTAATTTGTGCAAGAGCAGAAGGTTTTACAATGCTTGACATAAAACTACTTACTGAGGTGCTATTTGATTCTAAAGACGCCGCTACCATGCCTACTTGCCCTAAAACTGCATGGCTATCTTGTACTTTAGCTACTGCAGATACCGAATTATCAACCAGGGATGTTAAAGTATTGTTGTGAGTTGTTAAAGAATTTAATACTGTTTCAAAATTACCTGGATTTGCGGAAAGATTGCTTACTAGACTTGTTAATGTACTATTAATATTGGTTAAGCTAGAAGAACTGTTTAAAGGTGCTGTAATACTTGTAAGCGTATTAGTAATGTTATTATCTAGATTAGGTAGGCTACTGAGTAAATTACTCGGTACACTGGACCTTATTCCATCTAAAGAAGATAGCGCCCCTGTAATACTGGAAGAATCAAAATCAAATTTTGACTCTGTTCCTGGTATAGATACCCCTGAAATTGTATTTGTTAAGTCTGCAAAGCTAGTAACATTGGACCCTAAATTACCTACAGCTGCAGTAAGGGAGGCTATTTGCCCCTCATCTAATACCCCTGAAAGACTGGATATATTATTAGTAACTGACGATACACTTGAAGATAAAGTATCAGTTAAACTGCCTACAGGGTTTTGAAAAATATCACTGGTAACTGAACTTAAGTTTGCACCCCCGAGTACAGCACTTACACCGGATAACCCGGTGAGCGAAAAGGATCCAAAACCAAATTGTTTAGTTGGTATAGAGCCTTCACTTATTGTTTTAAGATTCGGAATTAAAGGTACCCCCCCAATTCTTGAAAGTATTAAACTAATAACGGTTTTTACTGAAATACCCTTTGACATATCTACCTCATGCTAGCTGTGTTAGACCCTGAGAGTGGGTCTTATGATTAAAGAATGTTAACACCTGACTTCTATTCTTAACAGAATAGGAGACATGGATCCAAGGATTTTTTGCATAGCTACAATACTCTAAAATCATTTGATCGTATTTAAGAACTTTGGCAAGTTTAGTAGCTATTTCAAAATATTCTTTTCTTGTAATACCTTTGAATTGTATATCTACACCTTGGCCAAGGGGGTGTTGGGAGGTCTTAGCGTTAGATGAATTTCCCGGATCCCTGAAAGCCGATGTAACAAACATATTAGGATATATTTTCTTTACTGGCTCAAGCACATTAAGGGCTATAGCCTGTAGATTAAAAACAATCTCACCGTAAGTAGCTTTTTCATGACCACGGATAGGGTCTCGAGTAACTGCTGCCTTACTTGATAACATTTCAACTGTAAAATTAGGCGATAGATTATAATTGCCTGGTAATTGGGTTACAGTTTTTAACTTAACGTCTGGTTCAACAAAGTTCTGCTGCTCAGATTCAACTGTTGCACTATCTACTACAGTTGGTGGTTCTGATAAGTCAGCTGCATTAGCAAATCCCTCACTTATAATTAAATTCTTTTGACTATTAAAGTCTTCTACAGATTGAGTTTCTTCTTCTAATGCAATAGAACGACTATCAGCTAAAGAAAGTATCAGAGGGTCATTTTTATTATTATCCGAAATATCTTTTCTTCCAGCTAAAACGCCAATTTTTGAACGCTTAGCAGTCGCAGCGCCAGTTGCTGACCCAGCACCAGAGGCAGCACCTGACTGATATTTAAATGTACTACCATCTAAATTTACTGCGCTAGAGGCTTTTATGTTTAATGAACTTGAAGCTTGAGCATTTAACGAGCTACCGCTTTTTAAATTCATAGACGAAGAAGACTCTATATTTAACCCAGCTCCGCTCTTTACATTTGTTCCTGCTTTTGACTCTATATTTAGACCGGTAGTTCCATATGCATTAAAAATTTTATCCGAAGAAATATTAAGTGAATCGCCTGCTTTTTGATTCATTGTGTAATAAGCTTCTATATTAACATTACCGCTTGCAATATTAAATTCTTCTACAGCAGATAAATTAAACTTACCTCCCGCTTGAGCGGTAATATCATTATAACAAGTAAGGTTAGTATCACCTTCTACTTCGATATTGGCGTCATTGCCAACAAAGATATTACAAGCACCGTTAACAGAAATGTCTGCGCGCCCGGCAATAGATATTTTTCCGTTACGATCAATAATTTCATAAGAGGATCCCCTTGTTCTTTTAACCATTGAGCCGTTAGCATCAATTTCAATGTAGGTTCCAGATCTATGATAAATGTGAAGACGTTCTGAACCCGGGGTATCATCTACTTCAATAATATGACCAGATTCTGTTTGTGTTACCTTATTATAAGGGTAAGCACCACGGAAGGCTGACTCTGGTTCATCCCAAGCCTCATCCCCAGGTAACTTAGCACCCCTCATTCTATTATTATTTTTTTCTTGAACTATTGTACCCCGGGCATCCCCCTGGGCAAGTTTATTAGTCTCTGAAATACCCGCATACTCTTTAGTAGGGTAATTAGCATTAGGGTCGGTAAACCCTCTTTCTAATACTTCTAATTTTTCTCTATTTTCTGTAGAGTTAATATTAAACTGTTTAGCCTCTTGTAGAGCAGAATTAGCACCACTTGATACAAATATTTCATCTGACCTACTTAATGCTTCTTCAGGAGGAAAGTTACCAAATAAAGTTTCGATATTATTAGTTGTTATTTTAGGCTTCTGACCTCTACCAAATATAGCATCAGCGAAGCCACTTACTGCAGTAGTAATAGTTTTACCGACTGTAGGTGTTATACCCTGTACTAAACTGGCCGCTAAAGCATCAAAATTAATAATACCTAACTTATCTGCAGGTAAGGATAATCTTAATTGTGATTGTAATTTGGTTACTAACTTATCTGTAGTCTGTGCAAGTAACTGCTGTTGAATAATACCATCAATATTATTACTGATAGTGGTAGAGCTGTTGTTACTGTTAGTAATGTCAACAGGATTAATGGGTCCAATAATATTATTAGGTATATCAGTAAGTTGTTGATTCGAGGTCTGGCTTACCTGCCTTACAATATCTATTGCCCCTACCTCTGCAACCCTTGAGATTACAGCTCTAAGTATTGGATTAGGGATATTAAGGTTAAGTGCAATTATCTTATTAAAGATATTATTCTCAAGTACACCTTGAATTTGTTTTGTAATTAACGGATCCATTATTTAATTAAATTTAGTAATGCTTGTTTTTCGGATTGATAACGAGATTTGACCCCAGCTTGAATGGACGCTGAACTAGACTTGAACAAGGTAGTAACGTTATTAATTTTCCATTCACTCACTAAGGTTACAATATCTTTATCTGTCAAGGTACTCTTATCTCTTAACGCCTCTGTAAACGCTCTTGTATTTGCAGGACCGAATTGTACTGCTCCAGACCAAATTAAATCTTGTACGGCTGGTCCGTACTTGGTCATGTCTAGACCCTGGCGTTGAAGATTAGCTACGGCAACATCATAATATTTTTTCTGAATATAATCGTGCTGTTCTTTTTTAAAGTCTGCAGCATTAGTAGTTGCAATTTCTTTCCATTTAGCATCAAAGGCAGCGGTAGCAGGTTCTAACCCTACAAATTTATCTTTAAACTTAGAGTTGTTTAAAAACTGAATAACAGGAGAGTTTTTAGCTGATGGTCTTGCTCTACCAGTTGACATAACTGCTGGTAGGAAAGATGCAAGTTGGTATGTACCGTAAGATGCACCACCTAGATCGCCTCCTGCTCCTCCATTGTACGCATTAATCGTACCTGGACCCTTGCCACCGGATTCATACTTTTCAGATGTTTGGCCAAGCTCCCAACCTTCAACAGTTGGTGTACCGACCTTAACAGGTTCTCCTTGACCATCGACAACTACGTTACCTGAACCATCCTTAAGTACACCATCGTTTGGATTAGATACTTGAGGTTTTTCTTCTTGTACTTTAAATGCCTTCTTGGCTGCCTTGGTTGCAATAGTTCCAAAGATGGCCGGCTGTTGCATGTCCTCACCATCGAGAAAAAATCCAATGACCCATGTACCTTCAACAGGACCTAGCGGTGAAGAACCAATACCGGAGATAGCAGCTGATGTAATCGGTTGTATAGGTGTCGCCCATGGAAGATCTTTTGTAG